CTCCGCCCCCAACTCACGAAGTTTTACAAGCACGCTTCGATGAATCAACATACAACCTGTACCGGCTGCGTAAACTTCAACTAAAGAATCTTTCGGATAGTCATAGTAAGGAAGCACCCCTGCTTCACCCCTATTTACATAAATAAGCGGAACAGGCTCTAGTTCATTTGGTTTAGGCCAATAAGCTGCAAAGTACAGCCCAGAAACAAAAGGTACTTCCTGCGAATCAGCAGCATTAATAAGTTTGGCAAAAGCGTCAGGAGTTATGTATTGATCTGAATCAACCATAAACATCCAATCATCGTCAGTATTATCTAGGAAATACTTAACCCCTACGTTACGACTCTTAGATAGCAGACCAATTCCCTGAATAGCGTTGTACGACCCAACGTGCGTAGGGAACATTCGGATAATATCCATTAAACTAAAAGCAAAAGAAGCGTCAACTTGACCGCCGTGACACCACGAAATATGGACTGTTTCTTTATCACCAATCATGTAGAAACCATACCACCTCTATGCTACAATTTCTATGCACCTAGTAAATGCTTGCATTGAACGGAAGCAACTCCTACAGCCACGGAGTATAAATATGGGGGACAGTCCCGAGCAATGTACCCAGACTATAAACTGCTCACCTAACAAAAGACCCCCCAGATTCCTCTAGGGGGCCTCTCTTTTCAGTTATGAATTACACTCTTCCGAATGTAACTCTTCCTGTCCAAATATCTGAGATACGGACATCTTGACCTCGCTTCGGAGAATGAAGGACTTTCCCATCTCCGACATAGATACCAACGTGATAAATGTAGCCACTTCGATAGTGAAAGAAGACTAGGTCACCTGGAATTGCTTCCGACTTTGATATCTTTTTCGTCGCCTTGTATTGCTGAGCAGACGTACGAGGTAGATCTATACCTTTCTGTGCGTGGACGTATTTGACGAAACCTGAGCAGTCAAAACATCTGGGCGATTGCCCACCCCGACAGTACGGGGTTCCTATATATTTTTCAGCGACTCCTATAACTCCGCTGGTTATTCTTGCTTCCTGTATTTCCTTGGCGTTAGCTTGACCCTGGGCTGCTGGTAGCATTACGAACAAAGCCGTAAGAAGCGCAACAACGGTGGTCAAAACCTTCGTTTTGATAACCACAAGACTTCTATTTTACCAAAGCCCCCTCAAAAACCCCAACCTTACAACCCACTTACCCACAGAAACACCCACCTTTTCCACAAACCCCAAAAAGTTTTTTTGCCCCTATTTATCCTATGAGGTCTGAAAAATTCAGTTTTCTATTATAGAACATTTAAAACTGTCAGAAAAGATTGACACTTAATCCACAAAGACTTACTATTTAGGTCGCAGGGTATTTTTTCTGTTCACTGGACCCCTTTCGGGTGGGTTGCTCCGCCACCTGCGAACACGGAGCTTTACAATAACAAAAGTCCTACGCGGCCCGGAAAAATCGGTTTTTGACTTCTATGAAATAATAGAACTATGTATGAGTACCGCGTAAAGAAAGTCCTAAAAGTTGTAGACGGCGACACCATTGATGTTGATATTGATTTGGGTTTTGATATCTCTTTTACATCCCGAGTCCGCCTAGCTGGTATTGATACCCCAGAATCTCGTACCACCGACAAAGAGGAAAAGGTGCTTGGCTTAGAGGTAAAGGATCGCCTCAAGCACCTTATCTCTACCGCCAACACAGTTGTTATCCGGACAGAAAAGCCAGACTCCTCAGAGAAGTACGGACGCATTCTTGGCTGGTTATTCCTAGACGGTGCAGAGAAGTCCGTCAATGAGGCTTTAATTGCTGATGGATACGCTTGGGGCTATATGGGTGATACCAAAGTAAAGGATTTCGCGCTCCTTCGTCAGCGCCGGCTTGCGTCTGGTAAGTAAAGACTACATCTCACTGTTTGATTCATATTTATCTTTAAGCCTGTCCCAAGTATCCGATTCTGACTCAAATATATAACGAATACTTTCCGTATACGCTAATTCTTTCATAGCTCTAGTCACTGCTACATATATAAGTCTTAATTCTGTTGGATGTGGAAAGATCAATGATTTGTCTCTGTTGTCCCAACGAGGCCCGAAAAAGTCGTTTCCCAACTGAACCCTGTCCCACTCACCACCTTTTGCTCTATGTACAGTGATTAATTGAATACCATTCTTAGATCTTTCGTTTAAGTCCTTAATAGAGTCTAAAATTTCTTGAGCTCCATCAGGACTATGCACTACTTTCTTTAGAAGTATTTCAAATCTTTTTGGAAGTTTTTTCTCATTAATAGCAGTTTTTACCTCTGATATCTCTTTAAAATCCTCCAACTCTTCGTCAATTTTTCCTGGACGTTCTAGTTGCCCAGCCAAATACCCTAATGTTTTTACGGTATTTTGAATGTCTTCTTTAGTTTTTGCATCTAGCCTTACCTTTTTTTCTTCAGAAAGCAGGGAAAATAAAGAAATTAAACACCCAGAGTTTGTTCTGCAAATAACAGCATTAGGATCTTCCATTTCTTTACTGTATACAAAACCTGCATCAGAGGATTTGCCTTCTAATAAGTACTCTGATTCAAGTTTGTCTCTTAAAACTTTGTTACCTAGTTCTGCAATCTCATTACCAAATCTCCACGATTGCGTCAATGAATAAGATTTTAAGTCAGATCTTTTTTGCATCTCATCTTCAGCCCCACGGAAGCCGTAAATTGCTTGGTATGGGTCACCAACATATATAACTTGCATATCAGTCTGAGCCCTGTATTGCTCACCTGCTACAGGATTAGTGTCCTGCGCTTCATCAATAAGTAAGGTATCAAAAACTACATAACTACTTGGTTCATAAAGCATTTTCATACTAGGTTTTTTCAATGCAAACATCTTAAATATTGCACTAAATGTAAGTTTTAAAACCCCATCTTCTGCATCTTGATAATCTTCCCAAAGTAATTTTGCATAGATTATTGCTATTTCTGTAGCTTCATATTCATCAAAATGACGATCAAGAATCTCGGTATCAGTACTTATACAGAACTTTATTATTCCTTTTTTAAGATATTGAATTGTTTGAACTTCAGTTAAAGTTACAGTTTTTTGTTCTTCTTTGCCTTCTGGATCTGGACGTTCTTTTAGAACTAGAGGTTTAAAATCAAAGTGATTAAATATTTCCTTGCTTGCAGTGAGCCCCCCACCTATTCGATAACCAATATCTAATCCATATGGCGCATACATAGTATTATGGACATAAGACCTAGCAATAGCGTCTCCTGTCTTAGCTACTACATTGGTGATCCCATCTTTTTTCATAGCCTTACGAAAGTCCTCTACCACCTTGGTATTAAATCCAACATAGAGATAACTACGCTCCGAAGAGGCTTTACATATCTGTTTTAAGGTGGTGGTCTTTCCAGTACCAGCCAAGGCATTCACCACAAAACTCTCTCCAGTTTTGGAAGCATCTATAATTTCTTGTTGCTGCTCGCTAGGCTTAAAGTCACTTATGTCATTTTTGTCATTCATATCGTAGATACTAAACTATAAAAAGCATAAAAGTTATCCACAGGGTAGATATAGGCGTTTCGCTCCCTAAAAGGCATAATTTGCGTATACACTTAAGTTTAAGTCTATACGTTTTATACCTCTAGAAAGGGCGCAAGCAATGGATCTTGATTGGCAAAAACCATTCCAGATAGCAGCAGAACTATTCCTATTTATTTTAGGGTGGAGTATTGTCGCAATTATCGGTTTATTTACCGTTGCAATTTTTCTTGGACTTATCGGAGCATTCCGAACTGTCTTAGTTAAAGGCAAGAAAAAGAATGCCGAAGCTTTAGAAAAAGCAACCCTTAAGTCGGTTGAGTAGTGGCTTCGCAGATTTACCTAGGTAACTGCGAAGATGAACTAAAGAATCTGCCTGACAACTCGGTTGACTCTGTTGTCACCGACCCACCTTACGAACTTGGTTTTATGGGCAAGTCTTGGGACTCAAGCGGTATTGCCTACAACGTAGATATGTGGAAAGAAGTTCTCCGCGTTTTAAAGCCAGGCGGTTACTTATTATCTTTTGGCGGTTCTCGGACTTACCACCGTATGGCTTGCGCGATTGAAGATGCAGGTTTTGATATCCGCGATCAGATTATGTGGGTATACGGCTCGGGATTCCCTAAATCTTTAGATGTTGCCAAAGCCATAGACAAAATGGCTGGCGTTGAGTTTGAGGCTAAGCCGGCAAGTGGCGTTGGTTTTATGAACTCAAGTGACGATGGCTACAACACCACACTCAATCAACTGGTACAAACAGGCGAATCAACTGATGAAGCAATTAAGTGGAAGGGTTGGGGTACAGCCCTTAAACCAGCACACGAACCTATTGTTATGGCTCGCAAACCTCTTTCCGAAAAAACTGTTGCTAAGAATGTGCTTGAGCACGGCACAGGCGGGATCAACATAGACGGATCTCGCATTGGTAATGAAGAGCGGACTTATGGCGGTATGAGTGCAAACCAACCAGAGGTTGGAACTTTCCGAGACGACAACTGGGTTCCTAAAGATATTGAAGTAACTGTTTCAGGTCGTTGGCCAGCAAACTTTATCCACGATGGTTCAGATGAAGTGTTGGAGTTATTTCCTGACACAGGTAAGTCAACTGGCGGTCGTATTGGAAAGAAAGACACAAGCGGAGTAAACATTGTTCCTGCTGGTCAGTACGAAGCAGGAGACCCTGGTTTTGGTGATAGTGGCTCGGCTGCTAGATATTTCTACTGCGCTAAGACTTCAAAGAAAGACCGAAATGAAGGTCTTGATGATTTTGAAGCGAAATCAATTGGGCCTAAAGGTCATGGTTTAAATCGTGTCTGTGCAACT